ATATTTTTAACGTAACTTATTTGCTTAGAACTTCGGCCTAAGCTAAAGTAAATCAAACATCGGTTGTTTTACTTTTAATTCTATTAATTATTCGACCGGCCATTTTGTAACCGGCTTCGACTTTACGCATTCTTTCACGCAATACTTCCGGGGATTCAACTTCCGGCGTTTTAACAACCACATCTTTTACTTCCGGGACAGGTATGATTTCTTCTGTTCGATTTTCAGCAGGTTTTATATGCTCGGCCTTAACCTTTTCGAGCGACCTGGCAGCTACCGTTGTGTCGGGATATGCTGGATACGTACACGGTGATACATCGAATAATTGCCCAATTTTTATAATTGTTCTTTCGGCGGGTTCATCCTCAGTATATTTCCATTCATCCTCGGAAACAGTAAAAGCAAAACTTGCGCCACTAATATCACCCCTGCGTATTTCTTCAAGAGTATCCCTACCAGTTGTCGTATCAGGCATGTCGTTCTCAAATTTAAGACCGACTGTATTAGAATCAATTCTCAATGTCCCGCTTTTTGTTCTGCCTAAAATCAAGTTAGGATCATGATTCTTTAGGCATCTCACATCCGTTTCTTTATCCTTCAAAACATCGTCAAATGCCCCTGATTTGATTTTCTCTCTGAAATATCCCAAGTCTGTAAATATTCCATATTTGGCAGCATATCCCATAATCTTCGGCTTGGCATCATCTGTCACCCTCATCTCGGCATCTTCAAAAGTCATTACCCTACGCTCGCAATCGTCGGGTATAGATTCCTTTTTTTCGCCAGTTGCCGGTTCAAAAGAAATATATTTAACATCATGGTCTTTGAGCCATTTTTTTGCTTCCGCTACGGTAAATTTATCAGCTTTGAATCTATAGGCTTGAGTTTCCCATTTATCATTTGATTTTAATATGCCCAGAATTATTCTTATACCTGTTGCAATATTTTTACTACCCCAATTATCGTCACCGGTCTTAAATAAATCAGGACTCTTTATTCTCGCGCTATGTTCTGATGGATATGGCATGATTATCTCCTATTCTTTTTATTGTTAAATCAGCAAGATTTTCCGCTTCTGAAACTTCAAATTTTATATCCTCCTGTAAATTTACCTCTATCATATTATCAAGTTCATCTCTGGTCTTTTCGGCAGATATACCGTTTAGTGCCGCCCAAGAATAAACCGAGTCAAATAATACATTCGATGCCCATTTCCGATGTCCCGGCCAGAAATCCCCATTTGTAATATTAGCCTTATTTTGTTTGGTTATTATTCTACCCCATTGCGAAGTTATCATATCACGGTGAGCTTTACGTATATTGTCTACAGGTTCAGGTGTTACCGTACCGGCAGGTTTCATATTCAAAGGCTCTAAGAATATCTGGCCCTTATCATCCGGCAGGGGATTCATGTTTTCCTTTTCACGTATGTCATCAACGCATAACCACCCGCCGTTTCGACCAATATTATATGCCTGATACCGCTCTAATGTTTTTCCTCTAAGTAGTCCCTCGACTAATATCTCACAGAACATTTTGCCCTGTTCGCTCGGCATGAAAAGCTTATAATTGCATTCCTGCTCCCACTTTTTGAACCAATAGAGCATCGTAGTTGTTAAGAAATCAATATTCTGCTCCTCAATGTTGGAATTATGAACCACTACGCCGTTAGCAATAAATGAATGTGTACCAGCAACCTCTAAATCATATACTTTTTCTGCCGGCTCTTTTTCAATACTAACTATTTTTGATAATGAAGCACCCTCAATGTTAAATCCTCTACCACCAAACCACGGATACGCTCTATCTTTTTTGTTAAATGGTTTACCATTTGCAAAACGTTCTATATATCGTGGGTCATTAGAACTAATCTTTTTATTGTCCGCTGGATTTGAACAAGTAAAAGAATATTGTTTGAATGCTTTTTTCTCGCTATTTGGTAGAGTCGTAATACCTTCTTGACATCGCATATTAGTTACTGGTATTCCACAACCAATACTCAAATGCCGAATCTGAGATAACATTTTTTCATTACAAGATGAATATGATATACGGCCTTTTTTATCTACCGAACCATCCGCATCCAAAAAACCCCTCAAAAAAGCCAGTCGCATATTGCTATCTGTTCTAAATACCCATCCTGGAACACTTTTAGTTCTTGCGGTTCCCGATAAACCTAATTCTTTTAATTCCTTTGAAGCCAAAACGGAACTAAATCTTGTTTGTCTATCACCCTCGAATATATGAACTGGTTTCTTCATCACACCTATATTGCTATTTCTTCCATTACCTCCATCATAACTAACAAAACAATTTTTTATCGCTTTACGATAATAGTTCATGTATAAAGCATTATTAGACCTTGCAATTGATACTGAATTGTCATAAACATTTCCATCACCCAATAAAAGACCACAAAATTCCATAAACTCTTCAGTAAAGACTCTATTGCCAATTCCACAACATCCATAATCCGGCAATCTATCGCTTGCGACAAAAACATCACCAACTTTCAATTGACCTGCTGGTACATATTCATTTCGCCATTCATTATATTGCCAACCGCCCTTGCCTGGTTTTGGATTTCGATATTTCCGTCTAATTAAAATTTTATGTCTTGCATTAGCTCTAATCGCTCTATTGGTTGTTCTAATATTTAGGATTTCATCTTCGCCGGTACATTGAGATCGAAGAACTGGAGATAAAATCCATTTATCATTTTTATCTAAACTCCAAACATCCTCACCAACTTCTATTTCCGCAATAGACTTATTACCATTTTTAGTATAAATTTCGGTATCAGATGGTAGACAAAAAGTTGCCCGTTCAAGACTGCCTAACTTGTGGGGAGGTATATTGAATATTCGTGAACAATCATCGACCGTATATTTCTGAACTTCAAGTGCTTGTGCCTGCTCAGGATCAATGCCTGTTTTAATCCACTTCAATCCCTCTTCCAAAATCATAATCCTATGGGCTTTGGATAAACCGCCGTGTTCTAACTCTAATGAAGCCCTAAGATTTTTCCTCGCTTTTTCAGAAAGAGCTTCTGGATGCTCATAAATACCGCCTGTATTACAACCGCCTGAAAAGAAACGCGCCCCATATTCCTTTACAGCAACACCATATCCTATAGCTTCCTTGTGATAACTAATTACATCATATCCTGTATATCCATCAAATCCTAAGCCCTTGATATGAAGGACATTTCTATCAGGTAAATTAACCGTTCCACCTACCGGTAATCTTATCTCATAATAGCCAATATCATTAACAATTTTCCTTTCTATCCGATCCGGCAGTAAAGGCCACAGAGCAATGGGCTTGCCAGAACCGTCACGCTGAATCTCTGCAAATCCATTACCATAAGTCAAAACATGAGCCTGCCGTGTCTCTATAAAAGTCTGGGCATCCATAAACTCATTTGGCCGGTCGTGGATTAATCGATAGATAGGATGATTATTTACTCGCTTTTTACTTCCATCTTTTTCATTCCGGGAATAAACCAAAAATGGCAATGAAGCAATCGTTCCTGAAATTATCCTTGTCGCCGCCCAAAATGGAGTATATTTTAACGCCGATTCCTGGCTAACATTTACACCTGCCGAAGATTCTGTCCCGGCATGTACCCAGTCAATTAACCATTGAGCTGGATTCGCTACCCCAGAACGCTTAGATTTTATTAAATTCCTGAATATATTGCGTATACCCATAATTTAGAATCCATTTGGATCATCAAGAGTGAGAACTCCCCTATTCTCGTAAACTGATTCTTTTATACCAGCCGAGATCATCGCCCGACCTAATGCCATAACCAGCATTACTATCCCATCAATTTTCTCTTTAGAGGATTTCTTCGATGGTTTTATATTCCCTGAAGCATCAGTCTCGGCAGCTACATTACCAGCCATCCATTTGAGTACCGGATGACCGCCATGTGCAATTTCCTTAGCCAAAAGTAGTTTCTCAAGTTCCTTACTTGGTGCTGACATTGATACAAAACCCTGACCAAATGATACAAATTTGTTTTCTGGTATGCCCTCTGCTATAAATCTCTGCCGAAGTGACTCGAAATTCCATCTATCAAATGCTATTTCAGCCATATTATACTTCTTAGCATCCTCCCAGAATTTCTCTCGGATAATATCATAATCGACAACATTGCCTTCGGTTAGTATGATAAGTCCCTGCCGTGCCCATGTAATATAAGGTACTCTATCCCTATCCTCTCGTTTCTCTGCATTATCTTTCGGAATGAAAAATCTTGGTAGAACTCTATACTGTTCACAATAATTATCCGGTGGAAATAACAATAAATAACCGGCAATATCAGTATTTGTTGATAAATCGAAGCCTACAAAGCACCTTTTACCCCCTAAATCCTCCTCATTTATATCAAAATCACAACTATTCCAGAGGTCTATCGGCAACCATCTTACATCCTGAGCAGTACGGATATTCAAGTGTAATCGCTTGAATGTATTCTCATAAGTTGGCGTCTCTTGTGCCCGCTTACATTCACGACGCATAAAGTCTATCGAAACACTTACCCCCAGATTCGGATTCGCTTTCTGCCACGTAGATTCAAGCGTCCAGTCATCGGTAGGTTGTGCTTCATAAATTACCGGCAGGAATGTCGGATCATCTAAAATTCCATCCCGAACTTTGCAGGCATAATCGTATTTTTCGTTACAAATACTCTCATGTATATAGTCTGCCGTCGTTAAATAGATAAGTAATGGCTGTTTTCGGTTCTTAGAAGCCATTGCAGTTTGAAAAACATCAATTAATCGACGGTCTTTCTGGACATGCAGTTCATCTACTATAACAACATGAGGATTGCCACCGTGTTTTGTCCCGGCTTCACTCGATAAGACTTTAATGAATGACTGGTCTTCGTGACGGAATATACTTTTCGTTCCGGTATAATCCTGGACACGACTTCCCATTTCTACTTCATTATGCTGCATTCCCAAAATATGCCGATATACTAATGCCGCCTGATCCCGCTCGCCTGCCGCACAAAAATTCTGCTGTCCTTTTTCATCGTCAAGGAAGAAAACTGCGTTCATTATCGCTGCTGCAAGGGGTGTTTTCCCAGATTTCCGAGGGACATATATCAATGCTTCCCTGAATCGTCTTATTTGCCGCCCGTAAGAATCTATCATTTGCCAGCCGAACAGGTTAGCAACAATAGATTTCTCCCAAAGCTCTAAAAGAAAATGTTGCCCTGCTAAAGCACCTTCGATATGCGTACAACATTGTTCAATGAATTCGATATAATACTGAGCTATCTTTGCATCGAACCAACTTTCACCAGCTTGTAGAAATGGGTCATAACCGGGCAAAATACATAAAAGGTCTTGCCATGATTTTGATACCTTTGGCTTTTTAGCCTTTAATGTCGCTGTCATTGTCATTAATTTTGATTATTTCTCATAAAAAAAACGGGCGTCTGAACAGTTGCCTTAAAAAGCATCTATCCAAACGCCCGTTGTCGGGTAGCCCGGAAATTATTTAACTGAATTTACTAACTAAATATTTTACTCTTTCGTTCTACCTCTCAAAAAACCTTGCCTGCCATGCTTAATCCGGCCATACCACGCCCCGCCTCGCTAAGCTTCGCCCTACCTGCCCTACCAAACCATGATTTTTTCTTTGACTAAGTACAAGCTATAATTCCTCATCCCCTAATTATTCCCTCAAATTCCCGATGTCTAATCTCCTTTATCTTGCCATCGTGTATAATAATTCGTGCCACCAATTCGCCATATTCCTTTTCACGAGCCAATTCAACTAATTTGAGCCAAATCCTATA